CGCTGTTGCTTGGGGTGCCAGAACTGAGTTGATGTTATTTTGACCAAGATTACCGATTGCATTGACCACACAGTTGATGTATGGGTTCATGTAGTTTTTGGCTAGTGCGGAGATGCAAGACCCCGCCACTTGGTTAGCCGTCGCCATAGCGTTGTTCAACTGAGGTTGAAACGCCCCTGAGTTCTGAGAAGCTGATTGGAATGCTTGTTGTTGCAACGGTTGAGCACCAACGCTTTGCACGTTCCCCGCCGCATTCTGTGCACACCCCGCCAACTGATTCAGGAAGTTCATGTAGAACCCTGGGGCACTGGTCGCAGTCTGCTGAGTCGTCGTGATCGGAGCTAAAGCACCACCCTGAGTCAGTGATCCACCCCCTCCAGAACTAGCTTGACCTAGATTTGTAGGTGTTGGATTAAAGTTACCAGACGCTGATGCGGTTGGGTTTAAACCTGTAGATGAAAGTGCCATTATTTTTTCTCCATGTATGACAAGGGTGATTTAGCCTTGGGTGGTATTTTATTAGCTGATGCCGATCTTTTGTGTTCACGGATCTTCTCACGCATCTCATCTAGCTTCTTTGCACCCTCTTTGTTTGATCCACCACCCAGTGCGGTCACGAGGGAAGATGGGAATACAAACTCCCCATCAGCAATCATTGCGTTGATGTGACCACCTTGTGAGTGGTTTTCATAGTGCTTATGGGGGAATTGGCTCATGAAGTGGTGCAACGCCTCTGCCCCCGCTTTATTTGACCCATCCCCCAGTGCAGCAACTATATCCGCATCCATCACATAATCCCCGTCCTTTAGGAGTGCAGGGATATCATCCGACTGCCCTGTTCCACCCCCTTGGGCGTAGTATCCAGTATGTCCAGTAATAAACTCAGGTTTGTGTTCGTAATGACCTAAACCACCCATAGAACCCCCATCTTTAGAAAACTTAATATCAGGCGTACCTTCAGATATATTTTGTGGCATATAAGGATTAAGGTTTTGTGAGTAAATTTGGTTAAGTTGTGTTGGATCTAATTGTGCTTCATTAGCACCTAAAGCTTGTTCTAAGGGGGATTTATTCAAAACTGTTCCAGTCGATAAAAGACCTGCCGTAAGTGGGTTATAAGCAGATGATCCCAAAGGAGAAGAAGGAGCACTAGAACTACTAGATCCACCAGATACAGAAGAAGCAACTGAATCAATAGGACTACTAGATGATCCTCCAGATGTAGTTGATTTACCTCCTGTAGAAGTTGATGTACCAACTGTTGAATCTGCTAATGGATTGTTTGGTAATGTTGCAGGTGTAAGGATGGTAGAAACTTGTCCAGTCTCTGGATCTGCTGTTGTGGTAATAACATTGTTACCACTTTTATCTAACTTACTCAGTTGATCGGTTGTTTGTTGTGCTACTCCAGTAACGGATGGATCGTTGATAAACGAGTTTGGATCTCCCATTACAACTTGAGAATTTGGAGGAGTTACACCCATTTGTGATAACACGCCACCAGAGGTATCTACAGTTAAACCTTGACCTCCACCCATAGCAGTTAAATTTGGTGAATCTGGTGCTGTTAAACCATCTGTTGAAGTTGCTTGTAACCCCAATCCATCAGATGTACCTGATAATGCATAGGTGTCTGATAACGGTGCATTGGTTGGTGTTGGTGGTATATCATTTAAAGCACTAGGCAATTGTGATGTATCTATAGTGCTTACAGGAGCAGGTCCTGTTGTTGTATATGGATTGATTGATGCCGCAGCGTCACCCAGTCCCATGTTTATAGCACCTACAGTTCCAGAAGCTAGGGAGTTTTGTAGATTTTGACCTTGAGCTAGGTTAGCTGCGGTCGTCAAAGCACCTGTAGTTACATCCTTAGCAATCTCACTTGGCAAACCAGTGTAGTTAGATATATTACTTGCTATATTAGATGTTGTTGATGATCCTGGGTTATAGGCACTCACCGCCATATTAACCAAATCATTTGTTAGATTTTGCTTTCCACCAGAAACATCTTCAATAGTTTTAACCAATGCCCCAGACCCAGGGACTATCGCATTAGCCATTAACGCTGCTACATTCTCAGGAGACGTAACAGTATTTAATACATTACCAATAAAACTATCGCCAAACATTCCAGAAGCACTAGATTGTTGGATGTAATTGGCATAGTTTGTTAAATCATTCTGAATCGTGTTTGCATCTACACCTTGAGATGATAAAAACTTAAAACTTTCATCTATTGAATTCTGATCACCATTGCCCAAGGCATTAAACAAATGATTTTGCTCAACCCATTGAGTAGGGTTAGCCATTGCATCTTGCAATGTTTGATTTCCATTTCTACCATTTATTGCATCAGATAGACCAGGGATAGCAGCAATCGTATCATTGGAATACCCCAATGTAGTGTTAGGAGCATAAGTGGTTATGGGAACATCACCTCGCCCTAAAACTGTAGTTGCATATTGCGTTGTATCTAATGCCATATTAATAAATACTCTGTTGATTTTGTGAGACGTTCATTATCCCAACCACTTGTTTTGCCCACTCTCGCCAATCCTCATATCCTCTAGGATCAGGTACACCACTTTGTACAAAGTATCCAATCCCTTGCATACCACTTGCCCAGTCTCTCCAATGATCCTCTGGCACAGTTCCCAATTGATTTGAGGCAAACTGTTGAGCCATAGAAGCACACCATAAATCCCAAGTTACCCCACGAGGGTCATACGTTGTTGTCATTACGGTGATCCCGTTCCACGCTCATCACCCATATCCACACTGAGTAAGCAATTACCCAACTGATAATCTCCACCTTGTGTGTTGCTTCCAATCACAAGTCTCATCTCACGACGTTGTTCTTTCATGTCAATCTTAAGCGTGGACGAAGTAAAGTAATACGGTGTCGATGGACTGTCCACATCATCCGCATACCCCTTACCCGTCACAATCAAAGACATTTGCCCTGATTGTACAAAGTCAGGTTCAAAACGCTCTAATCTAATCCACTTGTTGTCGTTAATCAGTTGCTGAGTGCTGAGTCCACCACCCACCCAACCCAGTGAGTTGGTTGTAAAGTAAGAGTTGATTGCGGTCACCTGAGTAAGATAAATTTGATCCTTACCCGTCTCGTGTTGCCACAAAATATAAGACTGAGTCATGCTGACAGACATAGTCAAACCAGATCCACCAGAAGGAGATCTTGCTGTTGTGGTGAGCGTTCCAGATAAAACAGAGGCATATAATCCCCCGTTTTGGATACTTAAACCCGTAACAGCACTTCCAGATATTGTGGTTACGCTAAAAACCGTAGGGCTACCAGTGCCCCCATTAAGAACCACCACATCCCCAACCGCATATCCACTTCCACCACTGACAATTGTTTCTGATACAACTTGGTAGCCAGAGGATGTGTTCCCTCCCCATATCGGATAAGGAAACACCTCTGAGAACACCCCAGCGGATCTCTGTGCACCTATCGCCTGACCTGAGTCATACCAAATCTTCTCTCTGACGTTATAGATAATAGCGTCAGTGCACTCCGTTGCCGTACCCCTTGGGTAAAACCACCAAATCTCACCCCACCGAGTTACCTTAGTTGCCCATACCTTTTGTCGTTGAACAAAATTAATATTGTCAAAAAAGTAGTTTATGTTGACAGTGTTCTCAACCTCTTGGACAACACCGTTGTAAACAAAGAATCTATCCACTCCAACCCAATAATACAAACCATCATACTCAACCACGGAGTTGGAGGACATGATGGTGGTCGCTGTGGAGATAATATCGTACCTCCAGTAAAGCGTAGAACTGCCCACAGTCTGCGGAGAATAGCTTACCCTAGTCAACTGATCTAGTGACCAAAAAAGACCTGAAGGAGACGTTGTACCACCCCTTAGAGGCATTCCTTTGACGACTTTGGTTCCTGATACGTTGTTGGCGTTGGAGTCAGCACCAACCCAGTTGTTAAAGTTCCCTGCGGAACAATTCTGTATCAGTCCATTATTCCCATAAACAAAAAGGTAAGGGTAGAGCATACAAGCCCCACCCGATACAGAGATATTGTTGTTAAAGGTGACCGTAACGCCTGATCCACTAGACATAGATGCCGACACAGTTACCGTGGTTGTTCCACTTGCAACCGTGACAGCGGTAACGTAGGTTCCAGTGGTTATTCCCGTACCACTAACAGTTTGGTTAACCCCAATCAAATAATTAGCTGAGGAGATGGTTATAGTCGTACCAGACAAATTACCCGTTGCTGTAAACACCCCAACTTGGCTCAGTGCTGAATAAGGAAATCCTCCCACGAGCACAGGCGTATTAGTTGTGTTGTCAATGTTGGAGAGGTTTTGACCTGGGTGGGCAACAATGTTTAAAACCCCCGTTCCGTTAGGATCAAAGCCAAGGTCAAATTGCCAAAGATTGTTGGCGTTAGCTGTAAAGTTGTTGAGCGTAATGGTCGTTGGTCCAAACCCCACACCACCATTATTCCCCGTTTGCCAACCACTCAAATAGTTAGAATCTCCAGAATAAACATAGTTAATTCCGTTCTGGGATTGCATCACCATCCCACGAGAGATATTAGGTGCGTTTAAAAAAATAGCGTTGTACCCACCAATCTTTCTTGGACGAGCACGTTGAAACCTTACCCACTGACCATCAACAAAAGAAGGCGAAGCAAACTGCGTCCCGTCACGTTGTATGCCAGGTTTGACGTTAAGGAGTGCTACCTTTAATGTCAAAATGCACCCCCAAGAACACCTGAAGTCAATAACCAACCATTCGTGTTCGCACTACCAATGCTCGTACCACCAGAGGTAAATCCAATCGTATTACTAGATGGTAGGTATAAACCCGTAGTTGTATTGCCAAGGAAATTGACGGATGGAGCACTAGCACTTCCAGTTGCAAAAGTGATGGATGTAGCACTTGTGAAAGCCAAGCTATTGGCGTTGTAGACGTTCTTACCATCGCAGATCAGCATCACAGTAGTGTTTTGGCTAACCGTTGCTGTAGAGCCACCAGACACACCAGTGGAGATGGTTAATGTGTAAGAACCTGTTGTATTGTTGCTAAAGGCGTAGAGTTGAACGGTCGCTGGGACATAAACGGTCGTATTCCCATTCAAAGCACCCGTATAGTTCTGAATCGTATTAGACGCCTGTGCAGATGTTAAGGTATACGTATACGGAGAAGACAAACCACTCAGCGACAAAGCCAACTGTGTATAAGCAAAGCTGTTTGATCTTCCATAACCAAATGAGTAAAAACCCGTAGATCCATTGGATACGATAACAATAGATTCTGTTAACTGTAACTGTTGGTTAGAGTTACCGTCTATCGTGTCAGATCCAGTTGGGGAGATCGTGACAATTCCTGTACCATCATTCTTAACAACTACGTACCAGTTTGAGCCAACAACGGATGAGCTTGGTAGGTTGATCGTACCAACCCCTGCAGACCAAACATAAAACGTAGCCCTACTGTTGATGTTCAGGGTTGATGTTGTGTATAGAGTACTTATGGGGTAAGCAGTGTTTAAAGTGCTTCCAATTGCTGTTAGCCCGTACCCTGCGAGTGTTGACGCAGACGCTGAGGATGTACCCACACCCATTGCGATATTGCCCCAAGTCCCTGCGGTTGAATTATTGTTAGTAACGTAAATATAGTAAGTGTTGACCGTTGCACTCGTTGGGGCAACAGGGATGCTGATAATCGTGCCTCCCGTGTAGTCGGTTACCGTAAAAGAATACTGACCAGAGGTGCCGACGTTTCGGATAATGATGGCTTGACCGACGGAGACTTGACTCGCTGGGGGCATTGCCACAATAAGCCCAGAGGATGTGGCAGTGATTTCGGTAATGTTAGCTGCTACGTTGGTTGAGGTCGTCCCGTTAACCGGCCAATTCAAATACGTAATCGAACCCGAAGATCCACTAATCGTCAACGCCTCATACCCAACCTGTGATGGAGAGATCGTCTGTCCTGTGAACGGATTTGTATATGCGGTCATAATTAACTATCCTGTACTACGGTTTGTCTATCGCCCACACGGGTAATATCTTCTGACTTGAGCATATTCAGTGCGTTTTGATACATCTGTTGCCAAGTTGGGATTCTTGCGTCGTTCTTTAAGAACGGTGTCATCTGAAGTAAAGTTCCAAAAAGTAACGCATTTGGAGCATTCTGAGTCAACCAATTCGTCTGGTTGGTGCTAGATAAAGGTAAGATTCTTTCGTAAAAAAGAACCTCAAAAGCATATGACTGATCTGGTGTTGGTGCTATGTACCAATGATCATAGTCATAGTCAGCGTAATAGATAGGGGGTGCAGTGTTAGAGCTATTTGTCCAATAAGAGGTCAAATACTCGTACTTTCTTAAAAAAATAGGTTGCTTATTGCCACTCGCATCCGTGTACTTCATGGATACAGTTTTACGCCACCGAGCGGGTTTGGGGATCACGGGATTCCCTGCCGTTAAGGTACTCTCAGCAACATTAAGTTGACCTAAAGTCTTGATTTGTTGAGCAATTTCATACTCACATAAACTGATAGCGACAGGAACTTGGTTCACTACCGCTGTATCATTCCTCTCCAAATACTGATAAATAGTAGTTGTGAGGTTGTCATATGTGAAAGCAAACGAAGGTGTATTCGTTATGGATGAAATTGTCATTTAACCCCCTAATATACGCCTATTTTAGATAGTATCGGGGGAAAAGTCACCCCAATTCATTACGCATAAACTCGTGTGCCTGATTTGTCAATAATCAACTTTGACTTCTTGGGTGTGTCGCCAATATGCGTAACCATCGACACGTGTGTCCAACGGTCAAATTCACGAATAACTTGTTGGTAAGGCAGATCAGAGGCAATAATTGCCTTGGTCACCTCGTCTGGGGTCATCCCTGGAACTCTCAAATCCGCTGCACA